CGAATCCAACAGTAGAATCAACATCTAAAACAGTAGATCCTACAGAAACAGAATTTATTAACCTAGTATTAGGATGTATAGAAAAATCTCCACTTACTTTATCTAAATTAAAATCATAATCTAAACTTAATCTATAATAAGTCTTTTCACCTCTTATTATTTTTTCTACATCACTAATAGCACCATTTGCCTTAGGAAATCCATACACATCATCTTGAAATAAGTTTCTATTTACAAGATCCATAGGATCTCCATCAATAGACTCTACTACAAGTTGTTTAGAAACTTTATAATCAGAATTTGATGGTATGAATAGAAAATCTCTTGGTTTAATTACTTCTACATCTTTTCCATAAAGTGCTCTAAACAAAATTTCAAAAGATTGATCTGTACCTTTAGATGAATAGAAATCTTTTGTTTGTTTAACAAATAATCTTTGATCTACATCATTTGATAATGGTCTTTCTTCAAATCCTGGTGTAATCTGTTTCTTTACTTTCTTAAAGAACTCTTGTAAGAATCTAATACTTAAATTATTGACTACTTCTCCAGAAGAATGAGTATCGATACTAGATTGAGAGAATACTAACTCATCTGTTTTATTAACACTTCTATATGAAGTAATTCCACTAAATCCACGTGAACATCCAGTAAAGGAATTAGTTGTAATTCCAGTATATGTAATAATTTCATTATCAATCTGAATTAATCCATAAGTATCAGGAAATCCAGTAGTAGATTCTACATTTATAGTATTGCTTGCTATTCCAACATTATTAGTTAAAGTTGTAGAATCTACAAGGTTAACTAATTCATCAATTTTTATATATTCATCAATATTTTGTAAAATATCAAGAGTAGATCCTTGATTTTCTATAGCAGTATAATATTGTGCTAAAAATTCACCAGCAAGAGGAAAATCTGCTCTTACAAAATCTGGTAGTTGATTTTTAACAACTGAACTAATTTTGACTCTTGTATTTTCTGACATTTTATAGTTGTGTTAATTTCTTGCTAAGAAAAAGGATTAATATGATGATGTAGTAGTATTAGTTGGTGTGGGATTGGATTCACCTAAAAGTTCTAAATTAGTAGCTCCTAATACATATGTATCTGAGGAGAGGAGGGAGGTATTTTGCTTTTCATTCTCAGTCAATCTAGCTATAGAACCAGTTACGTAACTGGAAGTAGCAGTGTAACTAGTACCAGAAGTATTATCTCCAGGTGTAACATTATCAGCAATCATATCAACAGTACTATTACTAATATCTAATTGTAGATATAGATCTTGCAATCCAATAACATCATTAGACTTAGGACATGCTGATATTTCTATTATTGGTATATTTTGTACTTTTTTAGATGTTGATATAATATTAATAGGTTTAATCAATATTTCTGCTCTTTGATAATCAACAGTACCAACATTATTAGAAACAATTGTAGGATTTCCTTTTGATGTTAGTGTGAATAAGAATAAAGTTCCAGTTTTTCTATCTTGATTAGGAGAATCGCTCAAATAAACAGTATTGGGTTGTCCAAATATAGTAAATCCTGATGATTTAATATTATAACCATTACTATTCTTTATATAGAATGGATTTCCAAAGCATAATTCATATTCAGCATTCTGATTTAGTGCTGGTTTTAAATCCCTACGAATTGTCACCTTTGTAATATTAGAAGTAATGGAATCATTACTGTTATCTACTACTCCTTGGAATTTACTATATTTAAATTTTGCTCCATATTGATTCATTTCAGAAGAATCTGCATAAGAAGTTATATTATTAGTTATTACTGTTTTTACAGAATTTGAACTAGCAGCTAAACTAGGATTATAATATGCATTTACATCAACTTCCACATACAAATATTTCAAATCTTGGATTTCTGTAACAATTCCAGCAACAGAATACTTTCTGAGCATGGTGTTGAGGTTATTTTTGATAGAATCAGGCACATAAGGACCATAAAATGGTTTTATAGTGATAAAAACCTTTCCATATTTGGGTGGATTTAATTCTTCACCTCCAAAAACTGAAACTGACTCAGTTTCTGGGTAAATTTTAGGAATTAG